ATATGTTGTTGCCTTCGTCAGTTGGTATGGATCCGTACTCCCTCGATTGGGATACGTTGATTCAGACGTTGCGCCAAGTTGGTAATCGTGGTTTTGATGGTGATTACAAGAAGTTTGAGAAGTATTTTTGCGAGCAGATTGCGAAGGGTTTTGTGGAGCTCGTGAATGAATGGTATGCAACCTTTGGGACGACGAGTGAGCAGGAGGACTTGGCGCGGTACAATTTGGTGATGATGACATTGGAATGTCAGCTTGTGGTTGGGAACAAGTGTTATTTGCAGCGCGGGCAATTGAAGAGTGGTGTGTCGCTGACATCAATTATGGGGTCTTACATGAATGATATTCTCTTGCGTTTGGCCTGGACCTGGGTTCACAAACACCTAGGGATAGAGACAGACATGAGTGATTATGATGCTAACGTTAGAAAATCGACATTTTCTGATGATAACATCAATGTGGTTTCCGATAAGAAGCTTGGTGTTTATAATTTTCTCAGTGTGAGAGATGCGTTCGCTAGGCATGGTATCGAATATACCCCAGCGGACAAGTCCGACAATGAGGAGGCACATAAACACTATACGGAATTGGAATTTTTGAAGTGTAAGACCAGAACAGCGCGTGGAATGGTGAATGGTGCGTCACATTTTGCAGTCCCAACAGACACGGGCGATTTCACCAGCCTGGCATGGATATCCAAGGGGTTGGATCCTTTGGAAGCAGTTGCGAGCAATGCGGGAAGTTTGCTCATGCGTCACTTTGGAAGAGGGAGACAAGCGTATAAGGAACTGTCCGATCGACTCCGTTTGGCACTACAGGATATTGGATCGACTGCAAGGCTTCCGACGTATGAAGAAGCATTGTATAGATACAAAACTGGGGTGTTGAACAGAGTAGATGAGGCGGATGAGCTTATTTACCAAGTGATTGATGAGCATTGGGGACCGCGGAGTATCTTCCTTACAAATGAAATGCGAGACTTCTTTCGTCACATTGTGCCGTCTGCTCGACAGCAGATGCCTATGACGATAGAAATTTGGCAACAAACTTATTTAGAAGATATTCCTGGTGCGCGATGCCAGATGATGGGAGACCAGGGACCGTTGGAGGCAGAACCGGTGGTGGCAAGTGTGATTGAGCCGCGTGCAGTTGGT